CTAGGGACTAGATACCCGCCAACCGCAAGCGGCATAGCGAACTCTTCAGCTTCTTTTGGAAGCCTAGAGTGCGCCTGCTGAATGCTTAGGTAGGTATATCGCCTCCTACACCCGGATGTAAGTACCCCTTGATTGGGGGACATCCACTCGGGGATGAGGTGTGGCTTACCGTCTATGAAGCTTCTCAACAAAGTTAAAGTCCTTGGAAGAGAGCAGTTATGCTCAACACTCCAAAGAACCACTTGGTTGATTGCAACATAAACGTCGGCCTCGACAGCGAGGGACTTAATATAAAACGGTGTTATATCAACACCCGATATATAGTCTCCGCCGCAAGACTCGCGAAAAGGACCACTACTAAAGGATTTGTCGTGGTTAACGACTAACCCCGCCTTTGTCAGCACATCCACAAAACCGTCGTACTCGTGAACGGGAATAATGATATCATCCCCGAACACACAAGTGTTGGTCCAATCTATGTATAGATTGGGTCCACCACGCGTGCAACGGTAACCGTAGATGAGAGCAACTAATATCAGCGTCATCAAGGGAAAAGTGAAACCATTCCCCATGGTGCTGATCATATGTAGCTCTAGCTGTATGCCTACCTCCCCGGATTTACCATCTCCGGGAAGTGTAATAGTGGGCGACCTCAGCTTCATTAAGAGGTCAAACCACTCACTAGGCATAAGGGCACGAACAAGATCGATACTAATCATATCGCTCGCTGCCTTCAGATCGAGAGTAGCAATACTCCCGTCTTCACTGCCGCGTTTGGCCATAGCCTTGTTTCGAGGCTGTTGGTTGCGAATGTCTAGTCCGATATGCCTTAGAGCTCCTTCGAGATACATACCTGCGGAAAGTTGCAGGCACATGTTCCCGGAAGGTTCAATGGCAATTGTTCGTTCAGTCTCCTCATTCTTGGGGACTGTTGTTAGTCTAGAGCCCTCAACCTGCCTTGTACCCGAAACTCCGACACGGCCATCTCTGGCCACGAAGTAAGGGTTCATACTACGCAGTTTACGAACCAAGGGCTCACACTGAGCTGTACAAGTCATGTCCTGATGGATTTTATCAGCGGTATGTGTACCAAGTATGCCATTACTGGCACCTGGTCCAAAACGCCAATTATCCCAAAGGAATGACATCTCGAGCGGTCTTTGTATGGACAACTCGTCAAAGGAAGTGGTGAAACGCTCTAAAACAGTAGTAATGAAATAACGAGCGTTGTCTATAATCCTTCGATCGAGAACTTGAGAGGGTGGAGAGATTTCTTCAATCTCCTTCAATCTTTTATTAAT